CCCGAACTCCCGAACTGTGCCGCCAAAAGCATTTTGCATAGGACGGCCTGCCGCTACCTTCATTGCCAAGTCTAGGGTCATCATGCCCTTCCCACTGTCGCCAGCCGCCGCAAAGATGATAGGCACGCCCAGAGGAAATGTTCCGTCAACTAAGAACTCTTGTACGGGTGCAGAGCCCGTAAAACGAGAAACAAGCAGGCTATCATTCAGCAGATTGATGCTACGGTGTGTTGTCCGCGAGCCGTCTTTGACAAATTGTTCTACATCGAACCCCTCATCAATTGCGTCTGCTGCGTCCCACTTCGGGGGCTTGCCTGCTGGAATCTGTAGGATTGTGACTGTATTCGCTTCCGCTGCCAGCGCCACTTCCCGAACAATTTCAGCCAAGCTCTTGCCTGCATCATCATTGTCGGGCCAGATAACCAAGTCCTTACCGCGCAATGGTGTGAAATCAAACTTGTCCACGTTCTTACGGGTCAGTGCGCCTGCCCCACCCAGAGTACAGGTTGCTGTGATGCCCGATTGAATCAAGGCTTCAGCACACTTCTCACCCTCAACCCAGACAACTTGCTGGTCCGATAAAATGTTCGGAATATTATATAGAGGCCGAACATCAGGCGCTTTTGGATACGGCGAGCCTGGAACCCACGGGCGGAACTCTTTCTTGCCGTCAATGTCATAGCGCCGAACTGATACCAGAACCTCGCCATCGCGTGAGATATAATCCCACTGCCCGTTGTGTGGTGTATTCGCATCAATACGAACCTTCTCCACGGACGGCGTGCTACTGACTTCTTGCTGTGCACCGCTGGACACAGGCACATTGTTAAGATTTAATCCGTTCTCCGTGCGCCAGCTAGGAGTAGGTGAAACTGTTTTTGGCTGCTCTTCTGACAGATAAGACCCGAACAATTCCTTAATCTGAGGCAGGCGCATACCGCGTGCTGCCATCAGAATCTTAACGATGCCTCCCACACCCTCGCCGCCATTAAAGTCCTGACCGCGCATAAAGTGTGGACTGTTTGGATTGATATCAATTTTCAAACTCTCGCCAGCTTCACCAGCTAGTGAGCCGAGTAGAAAATCATGCCCCCGAACCTTACCATTAGGGTAGGTTTCCATCAACACATCGACCTGTACTGAGCGAGGAACCTCACGGCTAATCTTTTCTACTAAATCATGCGCCGTACCAGATTTAGTGTTGTCAAACCTTATAACACTCATTATATTGTACCTTGAGACTACGTTTTCCTTTCCGTTGGTTTCGTTTCACTAAAGAGGTCGCTCAGGCATTAACTGGCGGCCTCTTTTTTATGACCAACAGGTTTCCTTAAATTCACACCACTTGCAAGCGAAATAATCTTTGTTCGCTGCAATACGCGGTAACATTTCATTTGCTTTTGTTGCCTTCAATATCTCTACCCCCTTGTCACTTGTCCGTTGTGCTAAGTCTTTATCAAACGGAACGAGCTCGTAATAAATTTCACTTGTATCCTTATTCATGACTGTGAACAAGGCCGGATTTTCTGTCAGGTCCATGTACGCTTGGTACAAAGCTATTTGTGCGGCATAAACAGGATTTGCTTCTGCCACGCCTTTGCGAACAAACTCACCAAACTTTTTGCTGTTGGCTGACTTACATTCCCATAGGAACGGATAGTGCATAGGCACCGGCCCAGAGCAGATAACACCGTCAATATGTCCTTTAATTTGCTCGTCAGCTACCGCGAACCCAAATTGCTTGCCTTGTGAGTCATGTGTCTTCAACTCGAACCCTGCGCCCCTCAGATAGCCAGCAATCAGGTCTTCGATGAAATGCCCCATGTCAAAGATGCGTAACGTCCGCGCTGGGAACTCTTTATCTTCATCCGGCGGCGTTTGCATATATCGATACTGGACTTGACGAGAGCACGGACTGCCAAGAGACGAGCCGCCGAGATACTTTCGTTTCGGCTGTTCATCATTCTTGTCGCAAATGGCCTTGTCTATATTGTAGGCGATAAGCTCTATAGCATCAGAAAGGTATGGGGTCGTTGAGGTCGTCTTTGGTGTCAGTACCGGTGACACTCTGTTCAAATTCAAAAAGCCCTTGCTCTGTGAACTCATCTCTAATCTCCCTCATCTTCTGAATATAGGCAACGATGCCCAACACCTCTTCTTTAGTCAGGTCGCATAGCCGCTTTTCCCAGCCAATGTTTCCGAAACACCTAGCCATGTTAGCCAGGTTGTCTTGCTCTTCTAATGGACTGATATGTCGTCCGGTATTATCATGTTGCATAATGCAGCGCCCTTGCCTTCCATCTTCGGATTTGCAAACGAGATATGGTACATCTCATCTGCCCCCACCACCATCTGTGCCACGCCGGATGTAAATGTTTCCATATACTCTTCTGTGACCAGCTCCACAAACTCACCCATTGCTTCCATCACTTCATCATCATCAGCCGCTTCGCTAACGCTCAGGAAGCCATCAATCTTCTTCGGGCTTGTACCCTTTGGAAAAAACAAAACAAGATTAATTTCAACTCTCATACGATTTCCTCTAAGGAGCTTCCTCCCCCAGCATAGTCCTGCGTGCTCTCACGCGGTTTATGCTTGCCTGTCATGTTTTCTTTTATATTCGCGTCCACAAATCCGTTTGGACACATCTCTTCCCACTGGCGCATCTTCTTTGCGTGCTCTGCTTTTTTCAACTGCATGAGTCTCTCACTATCAACCATCGAATTGCGCCTTTAATAAATTGTCCAAGTTAATTAAAAAGCCTTTTGAGGCGTTTCTGTCACCGCCCTTTATTATGTTCCCGTTTTCGTATTGGTCGTTACACAGAAGCATGAGACGACCTTTAGATATAATTATGACCACACCTGTAGCCAAAACAAAAGCCCAAAAGTCTGCTTGCGTTGTTGTTATGCCTGACGGTTTACCGCGACACTCAAATTCAACAAACACGCGCCCAGACTTATGGGCTATCTTATCGTGCTTTACCTCAACCTTTTTGTTTTGAAGTAAGTCGCCTAGAAATTGTTCGGCTACCTGACCAACTAAAAGGTCGTGGCTGAAGTCGTTATTGTATAGCATCACAAACCCTACTTTAGATGCGAGGGTGGGTGGCTTTACGGCACTCGTGCCACCCAAACGAGCTAACGACCTTTAACTATACAGGATTGCCGTTAGTACGCCTTTGTTCGGTTACTTCAGCTTAATAGGCATACGCTTATCAGCCAAAGTCACATTCAAGTATTCGTTCTTCATTGTCTTACCATTAATATAACAATGAAGCGCACGGCTCAAGAGCACGGTGTAATCGTGAGAACTGATATGCTGACGATTATTCCGCAACTGCGTAATATGCTTCATCAGCTTTACAGGACCACTGTTTACCTTTCCCGTGCCATTCATCATGGCGACAAAGAACTGCTCTACTTCTTCACGGTAGCCCTGCTCAACAGAGTCATAGAAAGTAGAGGCAACATGACCAACTGGATACCGCGTATAGGCGTAAACCTTCTGCGCCCACGAAACACCCTCTTGCAGCAACTCAGGAGAATACTTGTTCAGATAAGCGTCCTTAATATCCTGGTTGTCGATGCCACCACCAGTGTTGGTGCGTCCACGACCGTAGTTAATCAGAAACTTAATGGTCTGAGCAATCTTCTTGGCATTAGTTACGCCCATGATTGCCAGCACATCATCAGCACCACGGTTCTTGCCCGTGTCCATGTGATGAAACGTGTTCGGGTCGATGCCGAAAATCGCGTGGGTCGTGAACGGCACACCAGCTTGCATACAAGCCGCCAGACGATTCTGCCCGTCCTTCAGAAATCCGTCAGTACCAAACTTTACAGTCTCGCCGGTCAATGACCAGTTATCAATCTGCATATCGAACTTGTACTGAACAATCTTCTGCGTTTTGCGCGGACGATTATTTACGTTCAAGTGAGTAAGGATATATTCTGCAACCTCTGGGGTAAACTCAACCACACGACTGTTCTGTGGTGGATTTTTAATCAGAGACTTCAGTGTAGAAATCTGGTCCTCTGTTGAAGACTCAGACGACAGCTTGCGCTGCTTAGATGTGATAGACGTTAAGTCCATTTTACTTACCTTCAACCGCCGTTCCGTTTGTGGCGGCCCTTTCGCTGTTGCTGGAGATTAAGGGAAGAAGGGCCCGACCCAACAACGATATCGGGCCCCTCTTAGGCAAGAAAGGTAGTTTGGTAGCCTTCACGCGGCAATTGGACTATCCCTTCTCTATCTCTGGAGACGCACAGTTTTCACCGTAATTCTGACTTCCAGAAAATTCTTTTGAGTGTGAGCGGCGAGGGGAAAACAATGACAAAAAACCTCGCCGCCCACTACTTTATTTCTGCGCCCACGCCGGAACGACACCAGCCGTTGCCGTTACTGTAGGTGCAGATGGTGCGCTTGCGGCGGTCGCGGGTGCCATTGGCTGTGTCGGGGCTGGAGCCGCCGCCACGTTTCCCGCATTACCAGATGGGCCAACATAATCACTATTGTCTGGTGTCAGAACAACAGTCATTTTGTTACGCGCATCGTAACCGTTTTGCGCTGGCTCTACCCCCACCAGAATGGACAATTCCTGACCTTGTAGAGCCTGTACGCCAGCAATGTTACGTTTTTGCTGGGCCTCTGCTGACATATCGGCACCCTTCAAGTTATGG